TGAGCCGATCCGGCGAGCGCCTGCCCGCCATCGAATCCGATCTTGACGGCCATGTTGGCGATGTTCGCCATCAGGAGGGCCTCCTCATGATCTTGGCTCCCGTCTCCCTGATCAGGTCGTCGATCGACGCCGGCTTGGCCTTGCGCCAGTCCTCGTTGCGATCAATCGGCAGGAAGTCCTCGACCTTGGCCTTGCCACCCGCCGCGGCGAGTGGTGACCATGCCGTCAGGGCGTGTTGGAGGTCGCTGCGATAGGGGCCCCACGGATCAATCCGCAGCAGCTCGAGCCATTCAGAAAACTCGCGGGCGCTCATGCGCATTTCGAGCTCCCCCACGGTCATGCCGAGCAGAGCAGCCAGTCGAAACTTGACCCGGCGCACCGGGTCCGAAATCACTTTTTTTCCGGCTCTCCGGTCATGCCGGCGAGATCGACAGCGACCGACCAGATCCTGGTGATGATGCCGGCCGGCATGCGTGTGATCTGTTCGATGTCGGAGTCGCCGAACAATCGAGCGCCGGACTCATCGCAGAGTACCGTGACGAGCAGCCGGGCCCGCAGGTCATTGAACCTGTCGGGGCCCGAGTGATCGATCTGCCACGCGTCCCAGCGATCACGCTCGCCGGCGGTCATCTCACGCACACAGACTTCGCCACCCCATTCGGGCACCTGCACGCGCTCGACGCGCAGGGCCGATGAGGATCCGAGTATCTGTTCGCGTGTCAGTGCCATCATCACACATCCTTGTCGCTGAGTTGCAGCGAGACCGTGAACCTAAGGGCCTCATCCGAGGCCGAAACCTCGGGCGTGCTGATCTCGCTGATGTAGCCATCATATATCAGCAGGCCGTCGATGTTGGCACCGGGCAGATCGACCGTGACCCTGGTGTGAGTCTTGGCCGTGCGCCTGGTGTTCAGTGTCGTCCACAGGTTGCTGGCCGTGACGGTGTCCTCGAGGAATATCGTGAGCTGCACCGTGCCTGGATCCGAGCGCACCGGGATGCGCTGAAGGGTCGTATCCGATAGTGCGGTCACATCAGCGAACGACATCGAGCGAGCATTCGCCGCGATCGAAATCAGGCCTGACAGCGCCGCGGTGGTGCCCGTGGTGCTGTTGGTAAGGGTCGCGAATGCGGCCGAAGCGCTTGGACCTACGACATACGCCATGACAGATACCTCCTACTGATAGACACCGACCAGCTCGATCGTGGAGATCCGAGTCGCCTCATCATCCCCGTCACTGACGACCTCGGACTGGTCGGCCGCGTCGTCGATACGCCAGTGATGGACCGTCGTAGAGCCGACCGTCTGTCGGCCTGGATTCGCCTGCACCTGCGTCCTGATCCAGTCGACGACAGCCTGCGCCGAGGCGCGGGTCGTCGAGACGACCGTGATCTGCACGCGTTCCGTGAACACGGCCGGTGTCCCGGCTAGCAGCATCTGTGGCTGTGTCGTGATCGTCTGATAGACGACATACGGCATGACGGTGCCGACATTCGCGATCTCGGGAGAGATGCCGCCAGGCACCGTGGACGCGTAGCCGGCGCGTCCGGTGAGATATGTCCTGCATGCTCGACCGAGGACGCTCATCCCGCCACCTCCGCGGTGTCGACGATGATGTCGCCATTCTTGATCAGCTTGTCGATCTGGATGTCGAGCGACTCGCGTGTCATCTGCAGGATCGTGCCCTGATTGGCCAGCAGCGCCGGTTTCAGGAATGGACGAGCCGGAATTCGCTTGGTTTTGCCGCTGCCCCAGATCTTGAGTGTGTGTCCGTGCTCGACTAGATGCGAATAGTATTTCGGGATCACGGGCACCAAGACATTGCGCTGCGCGATCGATTTGCGCTTAGGCTTGTGGTATGCCTTGAATGCGACGCCCGAGTATTTGCGACCCTTGCGAGGGCCAATAACTCCGACCCAGATCAGCGGGGCCAGAGGTGACGACGATGCGTATCGTGGCTTGGTCACCTTGAATCCGATTGATTTTTTGAGAGTTCCTGTCTGTCCGTAATAGGGCACGCGTTTGTTGTTGTACCTGGTGAACCTCTTGCGCTGCGGGACACGCGCCCGTGCATCGTTGGCGATGCGCCGCGACGACATCGTCACGGCGCGCTTGATCGCGGCCGACAGGGCTTTTTTGAAATTCAGCATGATCGCGATCGTCCGTTCCAGTCCCGCGAACGAGACTGTCACGGACGCGTCGCGACGATTCTGAACCATGCCAAGGCGGCGCATTTCTGCTCCCGTTAGGAGGCTGGTTGGGTGAGTTTCTTGATCGCGGCGCTCTGCGCGACCTTGGCATCGACCCTCTCAACCACCATGAATCCGGTTTGGTAAGCGTCGGCGTACCTCTCGTCGAGCCTGATGATCTCGAGGTCACCAGCTTGCCTGATGTAGTACTTCGAGAAATCGCCGAACAGGATCGTCACGGCAGAGGCCGCGATCGAGCTCGCCATGTTGTTGTTAACGACGACAGGGTAGCCGAGGAGCCTCGGGCTGTTGCCGTTGATCAGGTCGAGGAACAGCGGCCTGTTCTGGCTGTCGGCCAGTTGCAGGATCGTGTTCCAGACGCTCTGATGCAGCATGAATGACGCACCCTGCTGGTATGCGAAATCCAGCGAGTTCACCAGCGACATGATGTTCGCCAGGGTGATGGTCGTCGTGGTGGCCGCGGTCGCGCCGGCTGACGCGCCGGTGACAACGCCCTGAGGTTGCGACGAGCCGGTGCCGGTCGCGAAAAACGCGGCTTCCTTGCGACCGATTCGCTCGCCGAGGATGGCGGCGATCTCGTTGGCAAGATCGAGTCCGCTGTCACGCAGGAGCTCGTTGGACACCTGGACGAGGCTGTCCAGCTTGTAGGCACCGAGGCTAACCTGACCGAATGTGATGTCGGTCGCCGAGGGAGCCGTGTTCTCGGCCGTCAGGTTCGCCAGGTTGCTGGTGTCATCGGTGGTCGGGAACGGCAGGGTGTTGCCGGTCTCGGTGCGGATGACACGGGCGACGCCGCGCAGGTTGTTGAAAAACAAGCGCTTCGCCTCGAGCTCGGCGAGGAACCCCTGCGGAATCGTATAGCCGCCAGCTGTGGTGCTGGTCGACTGCGCGCGCAGCTGCAGCTTGGTGTTGCGCAAGTCGAGCTGGCAGCGACGAGCAGCGGCGAGCTCCTCGACACTGGCCTCGCTGCGCAGGAACCAGGCGCGCAGGGCGAGGTTGCGATCGCGCTCGGCGCGCTTGTCATCCAGATCGCTGACGATCATCGGTGCGGGCATGGTGCGTCTCCTTGAGATGGCAAGATTCTCGACAGCCTTGCGGACCTCGGCCTGGATTTTTTCATCCAGACTGTTTTGCTGTGGAGCGGGAGTCGAGTCTGTTGAGACAGACATGTCGACCTCCTCCTCGATGGTCAGGAGCCTTGTGTCGATGGCCTGCACCTGCGCCTCGAGGGCTGAGAATTTCGCCTCCTCCTCGGGAGTCCAGGCGCGGTTCTCGGCCGCGGTGTGCATGGACTTGATTTCTCCCTCGAGCCGAGTGCGCTCGGCGCGGAGCTTCTGCTGTTCGTTCATCTCGTCCTCCTCCTGCCGAGCGTCATCACTCGGATCCTGCGCTCTCGCAGATGCCGCTGGAGCACCAGCTCCTGCTCCCAGCGATCACGCGAGCGCAGCGCGATCGTGGTGTCCGGGTACGCCGGGATCGTGACGACCGATACCTCGATCAGGTCGAGGTCGTGCACGATTCGGACTCGTTGCTCATCCTCAATGATCCATTCGTCACGATTGACGAAAAATCCAAATGACATTTGGCTCACATCGCCGCGGGCGATCAGCTCCTTAAGGTCGTTGGCATAGGTCGTCGCCGGCGGGTCGATCTCGACGCGCAGGCCGGTCGAGTCGCTGGTCAGGCTCAGCGTCCCGGCCGACCTGCGTCCGAGGACGAGAGTCGAGTCGTGATTGACCAGGGCCCGCACATCGGCTCGGGATTCGAGCGTCCGCTGGAATGCGCCGGCGGCGATGCGCTCCCTGAATCCACCGAGATCCTCGGACAGCGGGCCATAGACTGACGCATAGCCGACCAGCTTGCCGGCCGTGCTCGAGAGCGATCCCTGCGACGCGCGTCTCTCGATGATCATGAGCTCGCCTCCTCATCAGCTCGTTCCATGCGGGCTGCGATCGTCTCAGACCATGTCACACCAGGAGCGCCGCCCCATAGGAGGAATGCCACATATCCTGGTGTCGGCGGGTCGTCCCATCCGGCCTTCTTGTCAGTGGCATGGCGCGCGTGCCATGCGCGCATCGCGATGATTTTCTCTGGGCTCGCAGGCTCGCCCGAGGCCATGCGACTCGCCCATGCGACCGTGTCGGCCTGCAGGCCATCACCGCTGTATCCCTCATCGTGCAGCTCGAGACCGCGGCGCAGCGCGTCACGCACTCCCTGCGGTGGCGAGAAGTTGATGTCGGCGTATTTGGCGGGCACCGCTCGCAGGCTCGCGGCCTGCGGCGCGGGAGCTGGCGTTGGCGCGATGATCATCCTGGCGAATATCGCATCGACAGTCTGCTGCGACAGCATCGGGAACGCCGCGGCGACAAGGGCCTTGGCCGTGTCGATCGTGATGAGCCCTTGACTCGCCTGAGTGACGATCTCGAGCAGTGAGGTCACTTGCGCCCCGTTGAGCGCCGTGGCAGCCACATCGACAGCCGGTGTGGCAGGAGAGAGTGCCGGGCTCGAATCGACAGCCTGCTGTTCTGTATTCGCCGTGATCGGTGCCATGTTCAGTGGCGACAGGTAAGTATTTCCACCATCGACGGGATCAAGGCCCTCAAGGGCTCGGATCTCGTTGACGCTCAGCCATCCCCATTGGCGTCCTATCGAATAGGCGTTATAGCGAGCAGCGATGTCCGTGCGCAGCAGGCCCTCGACCTTGTGCTCGACATAGGTCGCCGGATCATCCAGCAGCTTGCGCCTGATCTCCTGCTCGATCCTGATCAGCCACGGACGCAGCGTCTCGCTCAGGAATGCGAGATTCTCCTGCTCGAGCGAGTTGTAGCTTGTAGACTCAGGAGATCGTAATTTTGAGATCGGGATGTTGAACCATCTGGCGATCTCCTCGATCTGAAATTTGCGGGTCTGCAGGAATTGCGCGTCATCCGGCGGGATGCTGGTGGTGTTCCATTTCATTCCCTCCTCGAGGATGGCGACCCTGTGGGCGTTGTCGATGCCCGAGTGCAGGCGCTCCCAGTCGCCACGCAGTCGGGCCCGGGCGTCATCACTCAACCGACCGGGATGCTCGAGCACGCCCGATGGACGACCGCCCATGCCGAAAAATTGCGAGCCAAACTGCTCAGCCGCCAGACCGAGGCCGATCGCCTGACGAGCCTGCGTGATGATCGACAGGCCGATGATCCCGTCCGTGCCAGGGCCCGGCAGGTGGAGGACATCCTCGCCGGGCAGATAAATGCGCTCGCCACCCTGCAGCTGGTATCCGTAGATCACCGACATATCGGATGCGCGGGCGACACTCACCGAGCTCGGGTTGAGCAGCCATAGCCTGACAGCTCGACCCGCGGTGTCACGCTCGATCTCGGCGTACCCGTTGCCATGGATCAGGGCGTGCATGATCCATGCCGCGCGGAATTGCACCGATGTCATCTCAGGATTGGGGGCGACTCGCAGCATGTCGCCGACACCGAGGTCGTCGATGATCACGCGAGACTCACCGACCCGACGATACACATGGATCGGCAGCGAGGCGATTGTCTCGGAGATCAAGCGGACAGCCTGCCAAAACGGGCTGTAATTCTGCGCCGATTCGGCCGACACATTCGTGCCAGCGTTGCTCACAGCGCCGCCGAAAAACAGCGTGAGTGCCGGGTCTCGCCAGGTCTGAGTCGTGCTGGCCGCCCGCTGCTCAGCGGATGATCCCGAGATGTATCGCATGACGCGCTCGAGGATCGTCATAGACTCGCCATCCCTCGGGACTCATAGATGCTCGGCGCACCTCGCACCGAACCACCCGCGCTGCCGACACGTGCTCGGGCGACAGCCATGATCGCCGCCACCAGCGCGTCGATTTTCTCCGAAGACTTCGCCTTGCTCGGCTTGATATTTCCGGCAGCGTCACTCTCTATTGATGCGTTCCCGAGGCACCACCGCAATACCGGATGGCCGTCATGGCGCAATTTCTTGGCCAGCAGCAGGGTCTCCCAATCCTTGGCGGCCGGAGACATGCTTGCGTAACCTTGGCCGAACGACACGACAGCGAGGCCGTCAGACTGCATTTGCTGCGCTAGCTGCGATGTGTTCCACCGATCGATGGCGATGTCGATGATCCTGTATTTCGCCAGCGTCGCCTTGATCTGTGAGTAGACATCCTCGTACTCGATCACATCACCATCGGTGACTCGCAGGTGACCGCTGGCCGCCCAGTTGTCGAACCTCATCTTGTTACGCCGCTCGCGATCACGCAGGGCACCGCGGGGAGCCCAACACATCGGCTCGATCCAGATCGTGCCATCATCGAGTGGAAACGCCAGCACGAATGACGACAGGTCCATGGTCGATGACAGGTCGAGCGCGCCATAGCATGGACGCCCGGCGAGCTCGGGCCGCGGCGATCGGCAGGCATCCCATGACTCGGGAGAGATCCAGCGAGTCACGGTGTCGGTCCACTGGTTGAGATGGAGGCGTCTGAATGCCAGCTCCCGCGCCGGCGACTGCTGCGCATCGGCGCATGCCTGTCGCATGTAGTCGGCCAGCACGGAGACGCCATACCCTGGATTCGCTCGCCGCCAGGTATCCTCGACGCGCCAGTCGTCAGAGTCGCCCGCCGCGTAGATCACCGGAAGAAACGAAGAATCCGTGACCGAGCCATCGAGTATCGATCTGGCATGCAGGTGCAGCTCATAGCAGAGAGACTCGCGATCATGTCCCGCTGTCGTGATCGCGACCGTCAGAGGCTGAGTCCTCGCTCCTGTCGAGGTCGTCAGCACATCCCATAGCTCACGATTAGGTTGCGCATGGACCTCATCGAAAATGATCCCGCTGCAGTTGTAGCCATGCTTAGTGTGAGCGTCGGCGCTTATCGCCCGATATCGACACCCGTCGCGAGTGATGATTTCCTTGCGCAAGACGGTGCACACGCGCGACAGGACAGGCGAGGCTCGCACCATCGAGGCCGCGGCCTCGAACACGATCGACGCCTGCTCGCGATCCGCTGCCGCCGACACGATCTCGGCACCCTGCTCACCATCGGCCAGCAGCAGGTACAGGGCGATGCCCGCGGCGAGCGTGCTCTTGCCGTTCTTGCGCGGCACCTCGATGTACGCCGTGCGGTATTGTCGCAGGCCATCAGGACGCAGCGTGCCGAATAGAGGACGGATGATGTCGTCAAACTGCCAGTCGCTGAGCTGGAATGACTGGCCCGCCAGGGCTCCCTTGGCATGCGTCAGGGCACGCTCGAAAAACAGCTTCACATTGCCGGCGCGCTGATCGCCTAGCCGCCGAGCAGGCGCAGTATCGGGTTCTCGTCGCCGCCGGGCAGGGTGCCCTTTGACTCGGCCGGCAGGCGGGTGCCTGCGCGTGTCCGCGGCGTCAGGTGCAGATACACCAGCGCCGTCTGGATCCTGCCCTCGACGCGATCGAGGTCGCCGGCGATCGCCTTGCGAATCGGGTCTCCTGGGTGCAGGCCGATCATCGACTCGCGCAGCTCGTCGGCGCGAGCCAGTTGCCGGGCCGTCAACATCAGCAGGAGCTGGTCGACTCGACCGCCGACCCCGACCACCGTCATCGCCTCGACGAGCCATCGGTAGTATCGCGCCTCCTGCGCATTCAGTCCGGCGGGTTTCGCCGGCAATTCGCCGCCGGCGCGCAGCCAGCTTGTCTGATCGACCGCCTTCCTGCCCCGTTTCGCCATATTTGCGCCAGATCTTTCCTAAATTACCTAGATGGCCGTACAAAAACGCGTTCTGG